CAATTTGAGGTCTTTGGTGATTGTTTAAAACTAATGAACCATAATCTGAGCCTTTCTCATAAACATAAACTTGGTCAATTTCACCTCTAATTATTGGAGTTGCAACAATAGACCCTTTGACTTGAGTACTTCCTAAACCAACAGAAGTATAATCAACTGATAAAACAATATCAGGATAACTAAAAATTTGATATCCAGATCCAGTAGTTGAGAATTTTACATAGTTGCCCACTTGATAATTTGTGGGATTTGTTGCTCCAACGCCGGCGTTGCAAAGTCTAAATCTATCAGAATCTAGTTTTAATACCTGATAACTATTTGATGTTGATAAACCAGTTATTCCAGTAGTTTCATAAGTATAATTTACAACCTCTCCATTAGAAAATCCATGATTTTTAAATTCTATAGTGTGAGTATATGTAGAAATACCAACTGGTTTAACTCTAAGTTTTCTATTAGTATAATCACTTCCACCATTAATAACTTTAATTCCTGTTAGTCTATTTGTGAGATTAGTTCTAAATTTTTGAATTCCGGAATTTCCAATAGTAGTAAATCCTACTGTATTGATTCCAGAAGCATAGTCAGAAAAAGATTCATATATTTCTATAGTTCTATCATTGATTACCTTTGAATAATAGGTAGCTCCATTTAACAAAGTTTTAGACTGGTCTAACTCGGATCCACCAAAAGTTCCAATTCCTATAGCACTAGAATTGTTACTATTATAGATAATTGGTTGACCATTAGTTAAGTTATGATTTTTTGTGAATGCGATTCTTTCATTTATAGAATCTAATCCACCTCCACTAGAAATTGGTCTAGCATCAAATTCAATTTCTCTAACAAATCTTTCTATAACTGGTTCAAAGCTTGCCCCAGCACCGTTTCCGCCTGTTAATGCTATGGAAACTACAACATCAATATCAAAATCTTGTGGGTCTACAAATATTTTTTCAACAGATCCTTTTACTACAGGTTGTATAAGAGCACTTCCACTCGATAAAGTAAGAGAGGGTGAATTTATAACATCATATCCACTTCCACCACTTAAAACATTAACAGTTTCTAATGGACCGTAGTAAATTTTATCATTTGTTTTGTAATTGTATATTTCAACTCCATTTTTCAAAAGACCAATTGGACCGGGAACAGTTTTATATGTTTCATTCTTACCAATTGTCTGCTCTATACTAAACTTTTTAAGAAGTTTCTGTGGAGAAACTAATTTTGATCTTTGGGAATATAATACAAATTTATGTGTTCCAGTTACAATACCATTAGATAACTTACCAAAAGAAACATAGTCATCCGTTCCAACGGTGGAACTACTCAAGTAAAGTCTAATTCTACGATTGTTAACATCAACATTATCATTCTTTAAGACCTCAACATAGTAATTCCCCTCCTCTAAACCCTCTATTACGCCATTTTCATCTGGATAGTAATATACTCTATCCCCAGTTATAAAGGAAACTACCTGATTAATTCCAAAATCAATAACACTATAATCTTCATTTTCATCTCTTTCTAACAAACCAACTACAGTATACTCAAAAACATTTGTCTGTAAAGGATACGATGGAAGAGAATTGGAAGCCACATAAAGATTATTAGAATTTTCAGAATAAACATTTTGCACATCGGATGTTATTTTATCATTTCCAAATTGAATAGGTACTAATGAAGATGATACCTTCTTAACCTTTCTTCTGATATCATACTTGTCTAGAGAATTCAAACCTGATGTATTTTTATCAATGGTAATAGTATTGTCGGAAATTGAAGATACACTAACATCATCAAAAGTTGCAACTACAGATTCAGTATTTCTTCTTAAAATTTCAATTTTATCTCCAACAGATAAACTTGTGTTATCGATTGTAGATTTCGTTGTTACAGTATTTCCAGAAAATGAATCTATTTGATATCTAGAGCTTGTATTGTAAATCCAACTGTTAGCAAAGATTTGTTTTGTGCTGCTGCCTTTTTCTATAATTTGTCCGAGATTCTGTGGATATATCTCTTCTCCTTCCAGAAAACTATATGAATTAGAATCAATAACAATATTAGATAATACTCCCGTAATTATAAACTCTACTTTTTTGGTGGTATCACCATCTTCATATCCGTAATAAGTGTCACTAGATGTCAAGGATTCTGTTTTACTGATGGTGATAGACTGATTAGAATCTACATAACAACCTAAAAACTGGTTGATAGTTTTTTCTGTATAAAAAATTTGATTTCCATTATAAAAAACAAACCCAGATTCTGCAAATCCTACAGTAGAATCTACTGTGATTACACTTCTATTAACAGAATCTAAAGTTACACTTTCAACTACCTTAGTATTTGATGTTATTAAAAAAGTTCCTGTAACATTAGGATAAGTATCATCATAACCTACGAAGAAATTGAGTTTATAATAAGTCTTTCCCTTTCTAGTAATTGATTCTACTTCAGAAACAGAAGCAGTAGTATTTTCGTCAGTAGATTTATAAATTGTCTGACCTTTTAATCTAGTAGGATCTCCAGATATAACATCAACTACTGCTACATTCCTTCTTATAAAACTGCCGTCTGATGGTTTGATTAAAAATCTTTCTAGGTCTACTACGCTTGGCGTTTCTCCAAATAAAACATTAAATAGAATTCTAAAAGACTCATTTGTTCCCTTAGATTCATAAAGAGACCTTGCTTCCTTTATGAAATTACCAACATTTAGATTTTCAGTAAAATCTACAGATTCTAACCCAGGAGTTAAACTAAACTTAATCTTCTTATAAAATTCTTGTAAAAACAGAGAACTTAAATTTTGAATTGTGGCACCAGAAGTATGTGCTGCCGCAGAAGATTGACTAAAAACTAACTCTTCATACTGAAGATCTTTATGATAATTGGTAATGCCACTGAATCCACGAATACATCCAGTAAAAGATGTTTCAGTTGAACCAGTATATGTGATGATTTCATCATCAATTTTCAATAAACCATACTGTGAAGGAAATCCTTTAGTACTCTCTACTTCTATTGTAGTGCTGGTTGCAGTAATGTTATTTTCAAGAACAACACTACCTATTATAACCTCAGGAATGAGACTATCGAGGTTTATATATTGGTCTAAGTTTTCAACAATGTCTGTTGGTCCACCCTGATATTCTTGGGAGATATAATATTGCTTTAAAAATTCAGATGCTTTTGGACTTTCATCTAAAATAAATTCTGGTAATTGACTATCAATTATTTGCTGTACTTTTACCCTTGATTCGAAACCATTCTGTACCATATTATGACCTCGTTAAACTCCCGTTTGAATAACTTGAGCGATAAGAATTTTTTGTAAAGACAACACCAGAAATGTCCTCACCAGATGCAATAGTATCCTTTACCATATTTATTTGACTTTTTGAAATGTCAAAAGAAACATACAAGTCTTTCAGACCAACAACATCATTCGACTCAGGATATGCTTGTATTTCAATAATGTCATTATCCCTTTCAGTTGATGTTATTGTAATTGTATTAATGGTTATTTCACCAGTTTCATAGTTGACAACTCCAGCAGACTGAACAATAACAAATGGTTGTAAGGAAAGATTGGATTGGGTAGTTGATATACCTGCACTTGTAGAAGGTTTTACAATAGCAATTACACCAGTTTTACCATCAGAATTAGGAACGTCGCTAAAATAAACAGTGTCAGGTTCGTTTAAAATCTTAAAACCAGTAGATTTGATATTATATCCATACTGATTTACATGGAATTGATTTCCAAAACATATCTCATATTGTGCCTGTCGGTTTACAAGAGCCTTAAGGTCTCTTCTTACTCTAACTCTCGTTATATTTGAAGTAATCGCACTATCAGTGTTATCTATAACTTGTAAAAGTTTGCTATACTTAAATCTTCCTCCAAACTTATTTAAGTCTACAGACTCTGAATACTTTGTAAGGGAGTTATTTACTCTAGTTTTTAAGTCAGAAGCACTTGCAACCTGACTCTCATTATAGTAAATATATGTCTCAATCTCAACATAAAGAATCTTAAGGTCGATTATTTTTGCATTAATTCCAGAAACACTATACTGCTTCAGTTTTGCAAGTATATTTTCTTTATCAAAATCCGAAACAAATGTACCATTTTTAGGTTTTATACTAATTAAAACAGTTCCAAACTGTGGTGGCGTTAATTCTTCTCCACCAACCACAGAAATTGACTCCGCATTACCATATATTTTAGACTTGATAATGGTCTCATAATCACTTGCAGTTACTGCTCTGTATTGAGATGAATATAATCTAGGGGCAAAATAACGAATAGAGTCTATGGTTTCAATATCAGATCCATTTTGAGATCTCTGATTAGTGGTAACTGTAATTGTATTCTGTGGTATTACGTTACCATCATCAGCATCTCTTAGAGAACCTGCAAAAGAGAATGTTTCTACACCATTACCATCTTTTCCAGTTGTAATGATGTAGTTACTAGTAATTATTGCCCCATTTTCTGGTTTTTGTCCAAAGAATCCATCACCAAAAAGAAGTTGATATTTTTCGTCTTGTACTTCCTGAATTAAGAAAATTTGTGAATTTGAATTTATATTCAAAATATTGTCTGCTAAGGAGTATTTTATTCCCAATCCACTATCACTGGAACCCTTTACATAGACTCTAATTGTAGAAGTGTCTATAAAAGAGTTATCGAGTATAAACTTTTGGTCTAAAGATGCATTAACAGTAAACTTTTTGGTAAGGAAAGTTCCTTCTTTGATTACAATATTACTAAATGTTGCTACACCATTTACAACTGGAACTGTGATATTTTCTGGAGCAGAAAATACATAAGATGTCCCTCTTACCGAACCAGTGCAGACAAGTCCTGCTTGTAGAGTTACTGTTGGTGTATAAACTGGCGTATTATCGCTTAAAAAACTGCTTGGAGGTACATTTACAGTAAATGATATTGTAGCACTTGCAGCGTTTCTAGAATATGGTACATATCCAATATTCCTTGCAAGAGAAACTACATTTTCTCTAACAGTTGCCGAATCCAAAAAGGATTCGTTTATCACCATGTTAGAGTTAAATGCTGTAATGTACGTATTATACGCTAAAGTATCGATTAACGCAGAGAAATTTGACCCCTCAAAATCAAAATCTGTGAATGTTGAGTTAGCACGGAGATAATCTTTGATTGAAGTTTTTATCTGGTCAAAATCTAGGTTTGTAAATTTAGTGAAAGGCATTTTATCTTGTTGCCTCTAATATGAATGAGAACTGTTGCGTTGGTACTTCTTGTCCAATGATTTCAAATGTAATGGTAATTTCAAATTCATTAAGATCTGGTATAGGATCAACCTGAACAATTACATCGGTAACTCTTTGCTCATAATTATTAATAACTTCGATAATTTGATCTTTAATTACATCAGCAGTTGCATAATCTACAAATTCAAATAAACTACTTCTAACATTTGATCCAAGAGTTGGATTAAAAAATCTTTCTGTTGGAATTGTTTCAACTAAATTGCGAACAGATCGAATAATTGCCCGTTCATTAGTTAAAACGGGCAAATCTTTAGTCACAGGATGTGGATCAAAAGACAGACTAATATCTTTGAATGATCTAGATATTCGTGTTACTGTCATTGGATAAGAAATTTCTTGGATTATTTATGTTCACTTCCACGAAGAACCATAAATTGCATCAGTTCCATATTCCCAATCATCATAATCATCATCATTTCTAATTTTTTCGTGCAATTCAACTTGCTTTTTTAAGTCATGCTTTGGTGCAGTATCATGCATAACCTCCTGAATCACCCTTTTTGGAGGCATATTATCATAATCAGTGATAAGATGAGTGGTTCCCCACATCCTATACATGTAATTTGAATCTCTATCGACTGGTAAATTGGACATTTTAGCTCCTGTTTTAATGAATAAAACAGAACTTTTATAAAGGAGGTTGCTATCTCCTTATTTCTATTTAACGATTTATTTCACGAAGTGAATAAATGTCAGAATTTAGATATTTTAGTATCTCTAAAGCGATTAATCGAGGATTTCCTTCACCACAAGTATAAACATCGATCGCTAAACACCCATTTTCTGGCCATGTATGACAAGAAACATGACTTTCTGCAAGAGCAATCACAATTGTACACCCTTGAGGTATAAAACAATGCGAAAAAACATTCAAAATGGTCATTTTAGCACGTTTAATGCCATTGATCATTACATTTTGAAGCGATTCTACATCATTAATCGCTTCAAAATCAACATCATACACCTCTAACAGAAGGTGCTTACCCATCGAATACTGTTTCAATTCAGTTTTTTGTGGAAAAATTTATTTATTTTGATTCCAATTCGGTAATTTCGTACATATAGTGGTCAGAAGTTTCCAATTTCCTCTTATTTTCGACCGTATACACTGTTAAATCAATTTCATAACCAGGATTTTTTTCAATTCGATTAAAAACCCATGCATTATCATACCAAATAATGCGATTGTTTGGATATGCATAATAATTTCCAGTCTTAACCTTGAACAAATGAGCACATTTATGCTCTGGAGTCTCTGAAAAATTCAAGTCTGGTACGCCCTTGTTCTCCCAAGACCAATCCAAAGTAAACATATAAGTTCCGAATACTTTTTTCCCATCTGGACGTATTAATTGTGCGTCTAAATTTGTTAATCTGTGTCTTTTTTGAACATCAATGTAGGGAGAAAAGCAGTCCCAGTACATAATATCTTCTAAAGGTTCTATTTCTGCATCAGGATGCCAACAAAATGCATGTAAAGGTCTTCTTGTCCAGTTTACACCATTCTCTAGAAATGCTTCAAATAAAGGAACGCGCTTTTCTATGCTCGCCACAGAGTGTACATCACACTTTGTTACTTCACCATGACCTTTTTTATGATTATAAAGAAATTCATTGCGAATATAACAAGACCAATCTGGTAAACTATGATTTAAATAAGCCAATCCTTTTCCTCCTCTTCATACGTGTTTAGCAATTCTTCATCCTTTAAGATATCTCTTGTTGTATACCATGATCCATTTTCATAATTATATCTAACATTTTCGTCTTCATCTGTGTGATTGATATAATATGCACCATATGTTTTATTGAGATCGCAATCAATCCAAAAACCATTCTCATCATTTAGAGTAATTGATTTTATTCTTTCATGTATATTTTCAGATACAGAACTCCATGGTACTTTGATTTCTTTTGTTGGTTCAAATATAATTGTTCCTTTTGGAATATCCATCAAAGAAAAAACACCAACCCCGCCACAGACTTTACTGGGTGCGAGATAGGTGTAGAGTGTTAAATTAAAGGTCACCCTTTACCTTGTCCCCTATACTTCTTACGTGCTTTATTACGAGAAGAAGAAGCATATTTAGTACCTCCTCCCATTCCTTGACGAGACTTCTTAGGAGCCCCAGGAATATAAGAACTATTTTTTAGTGATCCACCTTTTGCCATAGTTTATTCTCCGTTAAAATTTCAGTTTGAAGATCTTCAGGTCTTGGAGAACCTGTCTGATAGAATTCTATTGACAAGTCCTCCATTGTATCGAAATATTCTTCCTCTGTAAGTCCTGTGTATATTCTACGACCCTTACAGAGGATGTTGTAAGTTTCGTTAGCCATATCAAATAACTCTTGTTTTTTCGTGACCGACTCTAATACGTGGGTCGCACCAAATTTCAAATCCTGCTTCCTTTGCATCCAAACAGAATGATACATCTTCTCCACACATATCTTGAACCTGTCCAGATTCAAAGACTTGCATCTTCGGAGCAAACCAAGGATACTTCATTTCTGGATGTTCAAAGACTCCATTTTTAATCAAAAGCCAACCAAATCCTGCATAGTCAACTGTAAATGGTTTCCGACGCTTAGAGATACTCTCAACGGTTTCGTGATTCATGACACCACCATTACCTCTGAAATCATCTTCATCCAACCAGTGTGCAACTGAAGTCGTGTGACCATCTTCTGTTGCATACCATCCAGAAGCAATATCTTTGTCCATCAAAACTAATTGATAAAACTTTTCAGTATTGAAAACAATATCAGAGTCAATCCACAGTTGCCAATCATATTTCAGTTTGCCGTCCCAGGGAATCTGATCAGGTCCTCGCAGTACATTCGCACCTAAACATTTGCATCTTGCAAAGTTTACCATTGATGAATAGTCTTGCGAGATTTGAATGCTTGCTCCGTTTTGCACTAGGTCAAAACAGAGTTGCACAAAGTTCTTCAGATATGTATACGAGACTCCTCTTCCAGGAAGACAAAAGACGACGGACTTTCCACGTACCATCTCTTTTGCTAGGTCATAATCCCATTCTTGTGTAGTTTGTGAGGCAACTGGTGCCTTTGCTTTTACAGTGAATCCTTTTGCCATGAGATAAGTTGTTTACTTCAGTATCATACATCATTATCTATAAGAAGTCAATCCTTCTCTGTCAAAATAACTTCGTTTCCATCAAGTGTAAATTTAATATTTGTGTCTTCATACCATTCAAGTTCATTCATGATCTGCTCAGGAATTGTAATATAATACTCGCCACTGATTGGATCGACTTCTATGGGCGAAAAAATATCTCCGGAATTTTTTTTCATTATTGGGAATATAAAGTTTTTTTTATATATGTAAGGTTTTGTGAGTTTTTATACTGACCGGGATTTTTTTCTTATGAGTGAAATAAAAGACTCGCTTGGGTAACACTTTATAGTTTAGGGTAGTGTTGGGTTTTTATATCGCATCCGCCCGACCCGCCCATAAGGATCGCTTAACTGTCAAACACGAACGAATAAAGTATCCTAATCGTTCGTGATTAGGGCGGCAGAGTATAAACAACTGCCGCCCACTAAGTGCAATTAACTCAGGAACAGTAGCGTCCTACGATCACTGTCCCATCGTAGCAGTATTTCATCACAACTCCTGAGAAATACGAGTCTGAACTATACCCATCCCACCCATAAAGGTGCTCGTGAGGTGCAGCAACGACCCTAATGAAGTCCCCTACACAATACCACTCTCCCTTATATTTGAAGAATTCGTTTTGATCGAATTCGTCTTCAGTAAGGTAGTGAAATTGTTCGCGGAGTTTACTATATAAACTGCCGAGGTTCAATGCACCGAATCCATCTAACCATTGCCCCATAGTGCAATCGCGTGGGATGAAATTAGACTTGATTGTGACAGTCATGATCGGAAACTGTAGGGTGAAAAGTGAAAGAAAGGGGTGAGAATGTCACCCCTAAGTGTAACTCAAGCGTCGATATAGTTGCTCACAGAATCACATCCTGGCGCCCAATCGTCGTCTCCCCATACATCCAAACCATTATCTATTAGTGCCTCGATTATCTCATCGGGCGTTAGATTTTCCTCTTTAGCGTCTTCAATCGTGAGATCTAAAACCTCCAAGATCTCATCAATCGTGAGATCTAACTTGTTAGCAACAGCAGTAAAGTTGCCCATGGTGATTAAAAGTGTAGTGTGAAAGGTGAAAGAAAGGGAGGCGGAATTGCCTCCCTGAATGTAACTTAACGGCGGATCATGCAATAACGCTGACCGATACGTTCCTCACACCTACCGGTGCGAACTCCTCTCTCCTGCAGTAACTTAATCTCCGCTTTTAAGGCGGGATCAACTACCGCAACCGTGCGCTTTCCAGCGCACACTGTGACGGAACCTTTATCGGTTTTGATCTTATCAAAACCGTGGGAATCCATCAGTTCGAGTAGCATTTCCTGCCGTGCTTTTAACACGGAGGTTTCGTACTCAACCTTTTGCTTTTGTTCGTTAACCGCCTCGATAAGTTGGGCGATCTGAGCACGGGGATCGGTGATGATCATTGTCTCAAAAGTAAAGGACAAAAGTGTAACCGAATGGCGAATCTTGAAACTATAAAACAGCGCAACGGTGCGCGTGGGATCCCGCCCGACACGTCGCCCGCGAAGCGCAGCGCCTCCCGCGCTCCGCCCGTTGCCCTATTCGGTTTTCAAGGTTCGCTCCGCTCACTGTAAAGGGTCGGCAGCGATCGCGCAAGCGCCCAACGCCTCAAAACGGTATCGCAGGATACCAAAAAACAAATCCGACTGATCAGTGACGCTTATGGGCAAACGCTTGACAGATCGGGTACTTGTGTGGTTGGAATCGCAGCAGCAGGCAGTTAGTATAAAGAACTCAAACAGTACT